AAGGGTTCAAATCCCTTCTTCTCCGCCAAAGCCGCATGAACACTACGTTCATGCGGCTTTTCTTTTTGCCTTAAAAATGAGATTCACTTGTTAAAACTTGATAAAATTTGTTGTAGTACTTACTCTACTACTACTTTTTAGTACTTACTTAGGTACTACTTCATAATTTGCAAGAGAATGGCCGCTGGATCAATACCAACGGCCATTCTTCTAATTTATAGTAACCACTACAATATATAATGCTTTTCTAATATTTATTAATAGGCTTAGGTTAGCAGAGCACCAGATGTGAAATTAGAACCCAAAGTCCAAATCGACACTAAAATTGACTTAATTATTTTTTTCATAACTTTTTTAACATTATCTACCTCCATAATATTTTCAATTTTGCTAATTAATAGCCCCACTAAGAAATATAATGCTATGCATAGTCCTAATTGTACAGGTGGTATTGGTGCTAACCCTCGCTCTGCGAGCCTAAACCTATTAATTGTTCATTTTTCTAAATTTGCACTCGGTAAATTTAAAAATAGGAGTGATTTGTATGATTGCTTCTCAGCTGTTATATGAACTAACATCTAACTTCTACAGCAAATCATTTCATAGGCGAAAGCCGCCTACTGCTATGCAACTCCTAATATTCTGCTCTTTACATAATCTAGAGATCTTATGTCAAATAGACAAATCAAAAAGTTTTGCAGGTCTTCGTAATTTATACCACAAATCACTTTGCTTTTTATGTAATGATATAAACACCGAAGTAAATATTTACCGCATATTATAATCGAATAATCTTTAAAAGTATATGTATCGGCTATTAACTTATACTGACTAATTTTCTTATCCAATTCTGGAAAATATGGTCTTAAGTAAGCTTTATACTCTGCTATTTTTTCTGGCAATATATACCCAGTATCGTTATCAATGAATTTGTAAACTCCCATATCTACATTTTTTAAACTAGGTCTTTCATTTTGTACAATCATAAATAAAACGAACAATTCACATAAATCCAATATTATTTTATTATATCCTTCTGCAAAGTTAATAATTTCTTCCGTTTCTTTTTTCTTACACTTACACTTACATTTCATATATTCGATAATCGCATTTTTATCAATCCAGTAGCATTCTATGTTATATTTATTAAGATAAATGAAATGCGAATTATCGATCATCGGCTTTTGTAATATTTTATCAAAATCCCCATCTGCAATATATACATTGGATTTACCCTCATCTGATTTTTCTCCAAATTTATTAAATGCCTTCGTAAGAGAGTTCTTTCCTCCGGTTGTAATAATAGCAGCTATATTAATTGATTGATTAGCGAACAATCTTGAAAAAATTGTTTCATAAACATATTCCTTGTCTTTATCTTCAACATAAATATTTACATCATTAAACTGTGAATAAAAAATAGATCTATTTAATGACCCATCATTACTAAAGCTTATTCCATTTAGATTAACTTCATCATACACGACCGTTACTACTCCTATCATTTGTTTTAATAATTCTTACAGTCTTATCATTATATTGGCTGATTATTTCTGGAGAGTGTGTAGCAAAAATTAATTGCAGATTTTCATTCACTCGTAAAATTGATTCAACGAACATTTTTTGCCAAATCAAATGTAGTGAAGACTCGGGCTCGTCAATTATATAGATACCGGCAGATTTTTTAGATAAACCAAATATTAAATTTGCAAAAATAATTATTAAGTGCTTTTCACCGGAAGATAAATCATTTATACCTATTGGTTTCTTGGAGAATTTTGAAAAAAAGCTTATTTTCCCTTCACTACTTATATAAACGGATTTGTCATTCTGTCCAGTATGCAAGAATTCATTAATTATATATAAGAATTCTGTCTTCGGCCTTTCAACGAATTCTTTTTTACCTTCAACGCTTTTAGCTAGATCAGCTATTTGACTTATTTTGTTAAATTCCGAATAGTAAAGAAGAAGTTCAAAACTTAAATTATTTTTATCTGTATTCAAATTTTCAAACAAGTTTTTAAATTTACTAAAGAAACTTTCAATTTGATTTTGGGTATTACTGTTCCATTCGCCAATTTCCTTTATCGTCTTAATATAGTCATTTTTTTTCTTACTAATACTATCCCAGTTTGTTCTGTTAATTTCTTTTATTATTTGGGGAAAGTTCAACTCAGATGTTACTTTCAGAGATGTTGTAAGTACATCTTTTCTAAATGAAGAATTTATATTGTTCTCAAGAATACTGATTCTAGCACAACTATCACGTACTATATTGGTGATATAATTTAATGATTCATTCAAATAATTATTATAGCTATTTCCAGCTTCATCAAAATACATCAATCTTCTTTTATAAAGTGAATTTTTCTCATCTTGATATTCCATACAATTTCTGTTTAAAGGAAGATAAATGTAATTAAATGTATTGCGAATTTGCTCGGCAAATTCGTACTTAAAAAAGAAAGATCTTTGTAAGTCATCAATATTTTCTTTGTCTTTAGCAAACATATCAAAGTCTAATATTTTATATTCTTTTCCATTAAATTCTATATATAAATCGCTGCCCTGCTTTCTTAAATAAATGCTATAATCTTCTAGTAGTCTATCTTTGTATTCTGATCTTTCATCTTGATATCCTAGTCTTTCATCTGGATATTCTGGTTTTTTATTTTGATATTCTAGTCGAATTGATTCAAAATTATAATTCGATAGATCAAATATTCTGCCAGTTACAATAGAGGATACAATATTTAAAATAGTTGTTTTTCCACAGCCATTTTCACCATACAAAAATGTGATATTTTCATTGAAAGGTACATTATAATTTATGTATCCATGCAAACCTCTAACTATTAACCTTGTTATAAGCATTTTACATTCTCCTATTAATTTTATCATAAATAAAACTCCCATTCATAGCATCTTAATTTGTATTATTGAGAATTCTATTTAGTTTAAACAATAATAATAAGTCTTAACATTATTTAAAATACTTTATAATACTTATTCACTTACTCATCATCATTATGCTCCAAAAGATTTTCGATTTAAATTATAATAAATCTATAAAATAAGCTCATATTTATAATACGCCTAAATTTCGACAATCTCAATACAATATTTACCAAGTATGCAAGAATTCCTCTCAACCAAAATAAGCTGAGAGGAATTCTCTATAAGCATTCCAGCTGTGTATTTTGCCTACTCGGCCACTGTGGGGGTCTTATACCTGTTCTTTGGTCTTGACTACGCCGTTTACCTGTTTCACGTTTACTTCCAGCGTGACCGCTGTCAGGCCGGTAATGTCCACCACTACAAACGCATTGTTATCTAGCGGCAAACCGTTGCCATACATCTTTGTAATGTAAACACGCTCATCATCAAGGAAGCGGACTTCATCGGAATATTCAATCTTACCGCCTGAGCCGCCTTTTCCCACGCCCATGAAGTACCTGGAGGCAAGTCCGAAGATTGCTTTGCCATCCGGCACATTTGAATCCTGAATAATATCGGTTGGGAATGGCAGCACGTTATTTGCATAGACGCCCCCCGCTGTCAGGAGCGTCGTCGCAGGCATGATCTTATCAAAATACTCTTTGGGATTAACCACGAGCAGCAGCCGCGGCACAGGGCGGGTGCGTTTATTCGGGCCAGTAGAAATGGTTGCCGCAATACTGCCCATTGTCTTTGGGCTGAGGTCGGTAATGGCTACGGCTGCTTTGTCCTGATATACGCCATTTACCACAGATGCAGTATCGGATACATCCTTCATCATGCCAATGGGTTCGTTATTGCCCGTACCGGCAACAATGGCTTTACAAAGGCCCCCTCCGTTCGCTTCCACCAATACGGAACGGATATAAGCATCCATCCACTCCGGCCCAGCATCAAGCATATCTTTTGAAATAACCATAAAAGCCGTCAGCTTGTTTGCTTTTATATCCACCTTGCTAATGGCCCCATCCAGTTCTTCGGCGATTTTCGTGCCCAGCGCACCCCATACGGCCAGCTGTACGCCCTTCTTGTTGACGATCATCCTTGTAACGGTTGAGGTGTTCTGTATATTGATCATATTCAACAGCGGATAATTAGTTTTCATATCATCCAGCACTGCATCAATGACGGTTTCAGGAAATGCATTGTCCGCCCCTTCAAAGCCTTTTTCAATGTCTCCGGTACGATATGCCTTAATGACCGAGTTATAGAATTTGTTTTCTTGGGCGCTCAGACGACGAACGCTGTGCCGGGAAAGTATTTGTTGATCCGGCACCTGCTGATATGATTTAAAATCGTCAATGAAGCCCTGTTGAATGTTATTTGCGAAATCAGTGAGCGCTGTTACGATTCCCTCCGGGTCACTTTCACTTAGTCCAGCAGAAATTTTGTCTCTTAAGTTTGCTTTGATTACATCTTTTGAAATCATTTTCTTTCCTCCGTTTTAAATGCCGCTCGAAACATATCGGCGACTGTTTTTAATTCTTTTGACGGTTTCCCGCCGTATGACTTTGTAACACCTGCATCCTTCTGCGCCGGTACGGCCACAAAGGACACTTCATAGGCGTCAGTAGGATTGACAAGCTTTTTGTAGCACACTTGACCGCTGTATGTATTACCGTTATAATGCGCACACGCCGTTACCCGGTTATCTGCTCCGCAAATGGAACACACAATTGACTGCACCGCGCAGCCTATACTTACTTCTTTTTTGATCCCGGCTTCAATGTCTGAAATAAAATCTTTGTTGCTGTCAGTCTTAGCCATATAGCAATGTGCGATCAGCTGCGCGTATGGTTCGCCCGTTTTTGCGGTTCCCTGCCCTTGAACCACTTCGGTTTTGTAAATGCGGGCAATTTGGCTTTCTGCTTTCGGGTTATGATCCTGCATAACAGTTTTCCCATTAAGCAGCTGGGCCAGCGTTTGCAGGGAAGCTGTGGGGAAAGCTTTCAATTCGCTTTCGTAATCAGACAATAGGGGCTACTTGTTAAA